GAGGTGGGGGAGTTCTGCAAGGCGGCTACGGAGTGGTTCCGGGAACGGATGCGGCTCAAAGATGTTCATCATATGAAGGCCGTTTCTGACGGGTACTACGCCCTCCGCCTCGACATGGGCAAGTCGAGCCTCATGGCCCGCGTCCTGTACGGGGGTGAGGCGATTCGTCCGCATCGTTGCCCGGTTCATGAGCGCCACACCACCATGATCGACCCTCGCGACTTCTGTCCCTGTGACGGCACTGGCTGGCTGCACGGGGATGACGTTTGCCCTGGTGCTTTGGGGAAATGCTACGACTCTGTCCAGGGTGTCTGGGCTGCGCTCAATGCGGCAACAGACAAGACCTACCCGCAGGTTGTTGCCTCGTTCCAGCCGGGTCCGAAGTGCAGCCCCAACGACGCCGCCTGCGAGATTCCCGACCTTGAGATGATGCGCCCCATTCCAGAGCGGGCGATGGACCGTGCGAAGTCGGGGGTGTGCTTTGTGGGCAACTGTGAGGAGATGCCATGATTGACTTGAAAGCAGCGTTTGACAAATACGAGGCCGATTACCTCAAGTTCGACCAGATCGAGAACCCACCCAGCCGACTCCCGGACCTCTGCGCGTTCCTGTTGCTGGGTCGGCTTGTACCTGGGACGGTGCCCATTGTGAGCGCGGTTGACCACTACGGCCGCTACTGGATCAAGGTTTCGCCTGAGGATCTGGCCAATGTGGCGACCGAGGCGGACATTCTGTATCTGGTCCGTTGCGGCGTCTGCTACGATGACCAGCAAGAGGGGTTGTACCTCAATGCCTGACCGCTTCCGCCACCGCCCTACCCCCGTCCGCGCATGGCAATGGGACGGCACCGACGACGACGCCCGCCGCATTGGGGATGCAGTCCATTTCCCGCCTGTCCGTAGCTTTGGCGGGTCCGTGGGCATCGGCGGCATCCGGCTCTCTCCGGGCTGGTGGCTGGTGGATTGGGGAGGCGGCGAGTGGCAGGGGATGGATGATGTGACGTTTCGGGCAAGGTTTGAGGCTGAGCCTGAGACGCATGAACGGGCGCAATTGGGCGCGTTGGAGGGAGTATGAGAAAATGGGAAAGTAACGAGCGGTTTCTGGAACACCAGTACCCACGGTGCCTGTGGTTCGAGGGCTACTGGCTACTCGCTTCCCCGACTGCGTGGGCGGTGTGGTGTGAGGGCGACCCCGACGAGCCGGTGGTGCATGGCGAAGCCTCCGGGCTGGCTGAGGCTGAGACGGCGTGCGCGGTGGCGTTTGGGGAGTACCTTGCCCGGATGCTGAAGATGTGGCAAGACGATGCTTGAATGGACCCCCAAGGGCGACACCCTGCACGCGAAGGTGTCGCAGGTCAAGCTGCAAATCCGCTGCCTCGACGGCAAGTACGCCCTGCGTATCGACGTTGGGATTTGCGACGCCCACCGGTCTACCCACGATACCGAGGGCGAGGCCAGAGAGGCTGCCCAGGCGTGGCTGGTAGGCTTTGCCGGCTACATCCTGGAGGTGGCTCTTGGCACTTGAATGGACCCCAACCACCGACGGCGGCTTTGTGGCGGTTGTTGGGCCGTACCTACTGCACGTCCACCCTGATGTCAGGTACTGGTACTGGCGCACCGGGGACGCTTCCGGGCTTGGCGCCGGTGCGAGCGATGCGAAAGCTATCGCCTGCCGAGTGGCCGCATCCTGGCTCCGTCCTTTGCTTGCCGAGACACCTCAATGGGTAGCCACCGAGCGCGAATCCTTCGCCACCCTCGGGCCGTACCTGCTACGCACCCACCGCAACGATCTGGGGTACTACTGGTGGAAAGCGGGGCCTTGGGAGGGCATGGGGGGCAAGACCATCGAGGCTGCCCAGGATGCGGCTTCGGAGCGGGTGCGGTATGAGGTGGGGGTGATGTTGAAGCAACTACTACCGCAAGCTATGGATAACTCCCCATGATGACCCCCCGCCAACTGCAAGCCTTTGAGTTGTACGTCCAAGGCAAGACGTTCCGGCAGATTGGCGATGCTCTCGGTATCACCTACGTTTCCGCCATCCAACTTGTTGGCCACAAGAACACACAGGCCGCCATCGCGGAATACCGATCCGCCAAGATCCGCAAAGTCTTTGAGCGTGCCGCTGCCGACCTCCCCGAAATGCTCAAGATGGAGGCGGAGATCGCTCGCGCAAGTGCCGACCCCAAGGCAGACGCCGTGCGCCTCAAGGCGATCCAAGGCCGGGTAGCCCGCTGCATCGCACTGGCCGCGCCGCCCGCACTCCCCATCACGCCCGAGGAGGACACAGCCCCAACCGACGAAACGCTTGTCGCCGGCCTCCAACGCATCAAAGACACCCGCCCCGACCTCCTCACCGCCGCCGGCCTCGCCCCCACGGACCCGCCCGAGTGAGCCTCGCCGCCGTCGCCAACTTCCGCCCCGACCCGTTGGCGTCCTACGACCCCATTGCGGGCATGGTACCGTTTCACCAGTCACAATCGGCACTTCGGCTCTTGCGCGCCCCCAACCAGATCGGCAAGACCTGGGCCGGATGCGCGGAAGATTGGTGGTTTCTGACCGACACCCACCCGTGGCGCCGTCGCAAGAAAGGCCCGGTCAAGCTCTGGATTATGCTGGCAGACTTGGAGAACCAGTACCGCGAGTTCTGCGAGAAGCTTCACGCCCTGGAACCGCTCGACTGCCTTGCCCCCGGCTGCAACTACATCGAGGGGGAGGGCTACCGCTACCGCCAATCCCGACAGGTCATGCTCCGAAACGGCAGCCAGATCGTCTTTCGCTCGGGCGAAGGCAGCCAGATCGCCGTCTCCTCGGGCACCGCCGACGCCCTGCACATCGACGAACCCCCCAAGCAGCCGCACTTCCTCGAAGCCTGCCGCGCCGTTCTGCACCGGGACGGCCCCATCTGGATGACGATGACCCCCGTAGGTCGCCCTGTCCACTGGCTCAAGCTTCGCGTGGAAGGCGATCCCGCCAACGGCATTGCCCCCGCCGAACCGTGGGAGCAACACGTCCCCCTGCTCACCCTCGACAACGTGCGCACCCACCGCACCCACCGCCTGACCCGAACCGCCGAGAGCATCGACAAGCAGATCCGCCGCTACCTCGGGACACCCGAGTACAAACAACGCTGTGAGGGCGCATGGGAAGGCGTCGCTACCGGGCGCCGATTCCCCGGTTTCGATCCAGGTTCCCACATCTTCGACGATTACGACGACCTTCCCGGCTTTCGCCACCTCCGCGTCGGCTTCGACTACGGCGAGTCCAGCGCAACCCAGGTCGGGTACCTGGTCGCTCTGACCAGCCTCCACACTCCCACCATCGCCGTGCTTGCCGAGATTCCCGGCGTAGACCGTGGTACCCCCGCCACCGATGCCGCTGCCCTCTACGATGCCCTGTCGTCGCTCGGCTTGACCTTGCATGACCTGGTGGGCGAGGGCAACGGGGTATGGGGTGACATCAACTCAGCCGGCAAAGCAGGCGCGGGCGTGTCCGTCAACTCGCTTCTGGCAGCGGCAATTGCCAACCTCCCCGGTAGCCCCCGCCCGCCCCTTGAGGTCAATACCCCCAACAAGCGTGGCGGCTCTGTCCGAGCTGGCGAGTCTGCTCTTTCGACCGCAGCCACCGAGGACCGCCTGCTGGTCCATCGCTCGTGCCACCGCCTGCTCAACAGCCTCCAGTACTACACCGGCACTGAGTCCGACCTCAAGCACCCACTGGACGCGCTACGCTACCCTCTCTCGGATATATTGCTTGCCACGCAGCAACAGGGTAGCAAACCCCCAACCCTCATGGCGTTCTAATGCAGCACCTCCCGCCCCCCGAAGCCGAATCCGACCGCATCCAAGAGCAATCACTGCGCCGTCGCCTGCTGACTGGCGCATGGGCGCGGGATGCCGCCAACCGGGAAGCCGACCTGTTCGCGCCCGAAGTCCGCGAAATGTTGCCGCCCGCCGAACTCAGCCACAACCCCTTTGCCACCACGCACCAGCAAATCGCCTGCCTCTACGACGAAGACCCCGAACTGGAACCGACCCCCAACACAGGCGATACCACCGGCATCCTCACCCCCGACCTCTGGCCTCTCTGCCAGGAACGCCAACTCTACCAATCTGCCTGCAACGAGTGCGGGATGCGCGTCGATGTGTGGCCGGGAACGCCCGCCACCGAGGCCACCGAAACCAGTCCCGCCCTGCCTGCCACCTCCCCCGCCATCACCTATCGCGTCGTCTACCCAGACCTCATCCTGGTTGCCACGCCCTCCCCTGACGGGCGCGATCCCCAGGTCGCCACCCGCATCGAGGAGGCCCGTGAGCGCATCAACGCCGCCGGCCAGATCGTTTGGACCAAGGAAGTATGGGACGTTTCCGACCCCACCGCCCCCGTGTTCGAGATCCATGAACTCGCCGGCGATGGCACCTGGACTGACCAGACGGCCTACTATGCCGAGCAACCCGGTTGGCCCCCCCAATACCGCGACCTCGCCGGAAACCCGGTTCTCCCCTACGTTGTCTACCATAAAGCTCTCGGCTCGCACATGTGGTCCCCCTTCCGAGGCCACGAACTCGCCCTCGGCACCCTGACCGTAGCCGCCGCCTGGACAATGTGGCTCAGCGGCCTCCGTGATGGCAGTCACCCGCAGCGCGTTCTGCTCGATGGCGAGGTGCAGGTCACCGCCCAAGCACCCATCACCGGCGCCCAGATCCTACGGATGAACCCCCAGACCATCCTACAGGTCAAGAGTATCCGGCGTTCCGACAACACTTACAGCAGTCCCAGTGTCACCCAATGGCAGCCTGCGATGGAACCCAAGCCCTTCGGGGAGTCCGTCACCGAGTTTGAGGCGTCTCTTGCCGTCCATGCGGGATTGTCCCCATCTGACGTACAGAAAGGCCACGACAACATGAGCGGCTATGCCATCGTTGTGAGTCGGTCCGGCCAACGCAAGGCGTCGAAACGGATGCTCAAGCCTTGCATGTTCGGCGACCAACTTCTCCTCTCCAAAGCCGCCGCCCTTTGGAACGCTGCCAACGGCACCCAACTCGCCAGCGAGAACCCCGCTGACTACCAGATCTGCTATGAGGCCCTGGATGCGCTCGATGTGACTCACGAAGAAAAAGAGCGCATGGAACGCGAGGAGGAGAAGGCCAAAGCCGAGAACCTCGCCGCCCGCCTCACCAGCGTCGAGAAGATGATGAGCCTCGGCCTCATCGACAAAGCCCAAGCCCTCGCCCTGCTTTCCGGCGACCTCGCCGAGAACTTCGGCGCCGCCGCTACGACTGTGACCCCGCCCGACGTGAAGCCCATCCTCGAAGAACTGGATACCGCCCTTGAAACCGGCGATATGGCCTCTGCCCAAGAGCTTGCGGGCGAACTCAAGGCGATGCTGACCGGCGAGCAACCTGCCGCGCCAACAACCAGCGCCCCCGCCCCGGATGCAGTCATCGATTCTGCACAAGCCGCCATCGCTGACACCGGCGTCAAGGCAGCCGACACCGCGCTCAATGGTGCCCAGGTTCAAGCGGCTCAAGGCATCGTCAACCAGGTTGCGACTCGCCAACTGCCGCGCGAGGCGGGCGTGCAGATGCTGATCGAGTTCTTCAACATTGACCCTGCCAAAGCCGAGCGCATCATGGGCAACGTGGGACGGTCCTTCTTTGTCGAGGTGGCCCCATGAAGATCACCATTACCGACGACCAGGGCCGCACCAAGACCTTCGAGCGCACGCCGTTCGGTGAACCGCTGTCCCAGACCGACCGGTTCACCGTCAAGACCGAGGCGGGCGGCTTTGAGATCCACATCACCGCCACCCGTCCCGACGCCGCCTGTGAAGTCACCCTCAAGGGCACCAAGGCCCCCAATGCCTGACACCTTCACCCCGCCCCCGTCTGTGGCAGCGGCAGCAAAGCGCGGCCTCAAGCTACGCGATGCCCAACCCGACAGCAACAAGGCAGGAACCCCCGTTGGCCTTGCCCGCGCCAACCAACTTGCCCGCCGTGACCCCGTGAGCCTCGACACCATCAAGCGCATGGTGTCGTACTTCGCCCGCCACGAAGTCGATAAGCAAGGCGAAGGGTGGGGTGTCGATTCCAAAGGCTACCAGGCTTGGCTCCTCTGGGGTGGCGACCCCGGTCGAGCCTGGGCCACCCGCATTCTCAAGTCTCAAACCAGGAGTACATAGTGTCTACCTCAGAAACCCCGCCCCCTCAGGTCACCCACAACGGCCACACCCTCGCGCTTGCCGAAGTCGTCGATGGAGAAGCCGTCTACACCAACGGCACTCGCAACTATGTGCCGCTTGAACGCGCACAAGCGATGGCCAAACGCGCTGCTGACAAGGCGCTTGAGAGCGTCAAGGCTGCCCCGCAGGTTGACGCCGAAGCCCTCCGCAAGCAGATCGAGGCCGAACTCGCCACCCGCTACGAGTCCCAAATCCTCGACAACCGCGCCCAGATGGCCCTGCTCCGCAACGGGTTCTATGACGACGAGGAGGCCCGCTCTGAGGTGCTTGGCAAGTACAACGCCGCCAAGCCCGGCGAGGATGGCAAGCGCCCCACCCTGGATGCGTGGCTGGACGCCCAGAAAGCCGCTGGCGCCCGGTGGCTCAAAGCCTTGATGCCTGACGCCGGAGCCGCCCCCGTCGCCCCCACCTCGCCCGCTACCCCCGCCGCGCCCAAGCCGCCCCCCTCCAACGTCAACGGTGGCACCACGACCCGCCCCCCTGCACCGCAAGGCCAGTCGATCCTTGAGTACTACCACACCCTCTCCTTTGATGAGCGGCGCGCCCGCAAGGCTGAGTGGGAGGCTGCGAAGGGCTGGACCCAGGAAAAGAAATGATGCTTGCCGAAAGCCAGGATCTACGGGTCCTGGCTTACCACTGGCTTCGCCGCCACGGGCTGCGGGTGGCTTTGTGCCGTATCACCGGCTACGCCAACCAGACCGTGACAGTCCATGCAACCCCGTTGGTGCAACGTGCTATTCTGCGCGCTATGGATACCCAGCAGGACGCCCCGTGGCGCCTCGACGTTTGGGCGGCCCAACGACGCAACGCCACGGACGCGGATCTCAATCGTCGCATCGAGGCGGGGGACATGAAAACACTGAGCATGACATACGGATTCGACCATGGTTAAACCCTATAAACTCAACTGGAAATCTGATTGCAACCACATGGAGGCAGACCTGCCATGCGGCCTGCGCCTGTCTGTTGGTGCTCACGGGTCGTTTACGGTCCTCAGTGGCTGTAGGCCCATCTTCTGGGGTGACTTCGAGCGGGGTCAGTTCTTTATCGACGACGAAGCTATCGTTCTGGCGAGGGTGATCCCCTGGCTTGAGGCGCGACTGGCAGTGGTGCAGAAGGAAGCAGACGGCCTCAACGCCACACTCGCAATGATGCGGCTTGACACCCCGCCCCCGGCGCGGTAGCGTAAGGACAACGCCAACCGCGTCGCCCGGTGTCACAGGGTGTAGGCGAGACAGACTTCTCACCTGCACCTTGGAGGCCCAATGGCCAACGAAATCAGCAACGCAACGCTGGTCACCAACGGCGGTCGTATCTCCGCCTATGTTGGCGTCCAGCTCCACGAGAACCTCTTTGACCCCGGTACCGGCCTTCGCGGCCTGCTCACCTTTATGGGCAACGCCGGACCCGGCCTGACCAGCCGTATCACCGGCATCACCCGTGGTTATTCCGCTGCCACCGCGTCCTCGGAAGTCAGCGGCGGGGCGTCGAATACCCTGCTCACCACGACCTACAAAGACATCACCAAGGCGCGGTACATCCTCAAGATGACCCCCTCTGACGGCTTTGCCCTCACCTCCCCCGGCTCCCCTGTAGATGTGGCGCGGGTTGTTGGCGTCCTCACCGAGTCGATGGACCAGACCATCGCCGATGCGCTTTGTGGCCTTTCCTCGGGCGTTTCCAGCAACGTCGGCACCTCGGGCGCCAACCTCTCGGTTGACAACTTCCTGAGCGCCATCTACACCCTGAACCTCGCCAACAACCCTGGCGACACCCTGGCTTGCGTCCTGCACCCCATCCAGATCAACGATCTGATGGAGAGCGCGCGCGGTGAGGCCGGTGCCATGCAGTTCCGCATGGATGCCCAGGACTTGCTGACCGCCAAGGGCGTTGGTGCCCGGTTCAGTTTCCTGGGCGTGCAAGGCTACCAATCCAGCAAAGTCGCCTCTGCCAATGCGGGGGCCGACCGTCAGGGCATGATGTTCAGCGCGGGCGCCTTCGCCTACGACCTTGGTGCCGTCGCTCCGATCATCGCCCAGGGCATGATCAACCCCGCTGACATCCTGATGGAGTCGCCGTTCATGTTCGTTGAGCGCGCCCGCGACGCTGCCAACGGCTTGACCGCGATGTTCGCCAACTTCTGGCTCGGCGTTGTCGAGATGGAAGATGCGCGCGCCGTCACCCTCACCACTGACCACGAATAACCCGCACGGAGTTCCGCATGTCTACCGTTCGCATCGCGCAAAACCCTGCCCCTCCCCAATCCCGCGCCCCCGATCAGGTTCTGCCTGCCCAGGTGCGTCAGGGACGGGAGGTGCCCTTTGTTCTCGTTCACCCCGCCAACGCCTGGGAGTTCGTCGAGAAGCCCAAAAAAGGCAAGGCTGCATGGGGCTTCTTGCCGCGCATCAACCAGGCACACCCCCGCGCCGGCGTTGGTGGTGTCTACGAGATCCAGGATGGCAACGGCAAGGTGATCGGGATCAACGATTCCGCCTTCCGCGCCGCCCTGATCGCCAAGGGCGCGACCATCATCGACCCTGTCGATAACCGCCTCGGCCCCTGGAAAGACTGCTGCAAAGGCTACAAATGCGTAGACGGTGGTTCTGCCTGGGTCTTTGATGCTGGCCCCTTGGGCCGCGTCCAGTTCGAGATCCTCCCCGGTGGCCGCTGTGTCGAGAAGGCCGACCCTGCCGGATGGGCTGCGTTGCGGGCGTACATCCGCGATAACTCCCTGTGTGGCCCCCTGAGTTCGTACGCGGTCAACCAGTTGCTTGCCATTGAAGAAGATGAGCTTTCCCGCCTGGAACGCAAGGCCGCCCTGGTGCCCGCCCTCGCCGACGACGTGAAGGCCAAACGTGCCCGCCTCGATGCGATCCGCACCGAGTGGGAACGGATCGCCGCCTCGGACGGCACCAACCTCGCCCCCACGGGTGAAGCATGAGCGACCGCCCCGCAACCGAGGGCAGCGGCGAAAACCCGCGCGCCCGTGCGGCGATGGATGACCTCGCCAGCCGCATGAAGAAAGAAGGCTTTGATAGCCGGACGATTGAGCGGAAGGTGCAAGAAACCGCCCGCAACCACGACCGGCGACAGAAATAGCCCAGCATAGAGCTGGGTCGTAACCCTGGGAGATGCCTCAATGTCCACCGCCCCCTCAACTGCCGCCGCCTCAAACCTGCGGATCCTCAAATCGCAAGTCCACGAGGCGCTGTACCTCGCGAAAGGGCTGAACCCTGAGGACTACACCAACGCCATCCCAATCACCGCGCAGGATGGCGCCCCCTCGCACACCCCGAGCGTGCTGGGTGAGTTGTACATCCGTACCGATTCCACCGGTGTCATCCCCACGATCTACCGGGGCACCTCGACCTCCTCGGCTATCTGGGAGCCAGTCGGCCCCTACTCCGCTGCCATCACCGCCGCCTCGACCGCCGTTTCGGCCACCTCCACCGAAACCGACTTCGACCAGACGATCACCCTTCCCGCCAACCTTCTGGTACAGGGTTCGGTTCTGCGGGTCTTCGCCCAAGGCATCGCCACCGCTACCAACAGCACGGACACCCTGACGGTCAAACTGTACGTTGGGAGCACGGTTGTCGCAACGTCCGCTGCTGTCGATGTAGCCAACAACGACACCTGGGTCTTCGACTTCTCCCTGACTGCCCGCGCTGCTGTCGGTGCATCCGCCGCGTGCGTGGGGGCTGGGACCGGAACGCTTGGCGCGAGCGGCACCGCGACCATGAAGCACTTCAGCCTTGCAAGCACCAACTTCGCCACCAACGGCACGCTCACCATCAAGATGAGCGCCACCTGGTCGAGCACCAATGCTGGCAACTCCTGCCGCTTGGACGTCCTCAACGCGACGGTGGTCTGATGTACGTTTCCCCCCAATCGCTCCCGCGTACCATCGAGATCGGGGTGTCTACCACCCTCACCCTCGATGTGTACCCGGAGGACAGCGCCACCCTCACCGCCGCCTCCGCTGCGACCGTCACGGTCTACCAGGGGCAGGCGGTGTTGGTCAATGCCGCTGTCGCTACGGTTGGGGGGGCGTACACCGCGAGTTATGCGCTTTCTGGCTCGGTAACCACTGGCCTCACCCCGTCCGATGATTACCTTGAGGTGTGGTCCATCACCGTCGGCGGCGCCGTCCACACCTTCCAGCGCGCCGGGTATCTGGTGCGTCGGGCGTTCCACCCCTCGGTCACCGACGCCGCCCTGACCGACTACCACAGCGACCTCGCCAACCTACGCCCCAGCACCCTGACCACCTACGAGCCGTATCGACGCCGGGCCGGGGACTGGATCCAGCGCCGCCTGCTTGAGCAAGGGCGCCGCCCCTGGCTGGTATTCGATGCGTGGGCGCTGGAAGTGCCGCACGTTTACAAGGCGCTGTCCCTCATCTTTACCGACTTCGAGTCGTCAATTGGCGATGGTCGCTACGCAAAGCTGGCTGCAAGCTACGAAGCCCGCGCCGAGGCTGAGTTTGCCAAGGTGCAATTCCGCTACGACCTCGCCGAGACGGGCACCATTCGAGAGAGCGACGGTCAATCCGGCGTTGCAACACCGCTCTTTCTGACTTCCGGCCCCAACACCCGCGCCTGGAGCCGCTATGGTCGCTGACAACGCCATCGCCACCGCACCCGACAGCCTGCCCGCCCTTCGCCGGACGGTATTGCAGGTTCTATCGACCATCCCCGCCCCGCATACCCCTGTGGTTATGGACCGCCTGCCGGTAGACGACGGCGGGCAACTGACGCAGCAAGCCGCCCACAAAGGCGTTGTGTTGTCGTTCCCCGCCTCCACCGCCCGCGACGATGACCGCGCCCGCGACCTTGTGCGCGTCAACGAGGAACTTCGCATCACCGGAATGCGCCGCGTCAGACCTATGGATCAAGGCATGTCCCTCGATGACGCCTGGGCCTGGGAGGAAATCGTCGCCTCCACGATCCGCAACGCCGCCCTTTTGCGCCGCTTCGCCCCGCTCTATCGGGGGTCCGTCCGCGCCACTGCCGCCACCTCGAATGAGTGGTGGGTATTTACGATGACCTTTCAACTCACCCGAGAGATTCGGTAGGAGGAACCTTGGCAGAATCAACCGTAGTCCGCAACAAGCGCGACGGACAAATCCTGGTCACCGACGGCACCCGTTCGTACACCATCGACAAAGAGGCGGGCGACTTCTCGGTCACCATCCCCGATACCACCGTCAGCCTGTATCTGGACCGTGGCTCCATTGGCACCACCCCCAGCATCCGGCTCGTGGATGACCAGCCCATCACCGGGTCGTTTACCGCCTACCAGCGTGACCTCCCCAACGGCAGCCACGCCACCCTGCTTGACCTCGCCCACCAGATCGCGACCAAATACGTCGCTTCCAACTGGACTTCCACGATTGGCACCTCCTCGGATGTGCCGACCCTGACGATCCAGTACACCGTTGACGGCACCGCGTTCGGTGAGTCCGACCGCACGATGATCCTGGCTTATTGCCGCATCACGGCCAACTTTGCAGAAGGCGACCCGAACACGGTTTCGGTTTCCTTCACGTCCTACCAGAACAAATACACGATGGCCTGAGGTGAGTCATGGCAAGTACATTTACCGGCACCGTCAACATTGAAGTCGTCCTCAACCAGATGGTCCAGAGCGGCATCCAGAACGGCGTTATCCCCGCCCGCTTCATTCAGCAGATGCAACTCGCCACCGGCACCACCGATGGCCAGATCAACGTCGGGTACTACAAGCGCGAGTCTGGTATCGGCGCCTCGGCTACGCAGGTGTACAACCTCGTTGGCAGCCTGACCGACAACTCGGGTACGACCATCAACTTTGATGAGGTGGTACTGGTTGCGATTCGCAACTTGTCCGCCACCGCCGCGAACTACCTGACGATTGGCCCGGATGCCTCCAACGGCTTCGGGGTGGTGTCATCCAACAAAGGCTTCTGGGTGGCTGCACTCGGCTCGGGCGGGGGGTCCATCGTCCCCGCCGACTACGACAGCGCGAGCGACACCGGGTCCTGGGTCATCCTGCACAGCCGGGTGGGTATCCCTGCGGTGGATGCCTCTACCGACGAGCTTTCCGTTGTGACTCAATCCGGGACCAGCGCCAACACCTGGGACATCCTGATCATCGGGCGCGACAACTAATCCCCTCACCCATCGACTCTTGGAGCGTTTGTGGTACTGACAAAGCCGACATATCTCGACACCCTCCCCATTCCCCTCGCCGTCCAAGTTGCCGAGTACGAGGTGGAACTGGATGCGATCCACCCCGGCTGGCGAAGCGACGAGCGCGAGAAGCGTCGCTTTGACCACCTCGACGAGCCGGTGTTGAAGCGGGTCAAATACCTGCTCAAACGCCGCGACTTGCTCCGTCAGGGCCGCGACTGGCCGGTGACGTTGCACCCCGGCTCCGTGCCTGGTCAATGGTTCGCCCACCCCATCATGCCCAACCCCGGCAAAGACGACGCCGCCCAGCCCACCGCCATCGCCCCCGAACAGGTGAGCGTGAGCGCGCTGGTCGAGGCACTGAAAGACCCCGCCAAACGTGAGCAATTGGCCTTGCTCGGGCTGGTGACGAAATGAGCGCCCGTGCCTTTGTCGTCGATGGACGCCCGTTTCTTGCACCCCGCTACGGGGACATGCTCCGAGTGCTCAACGCTCTGCGCGAGATCCCCCGGCTCAAGCCGTCCCCCACGATGGCCGATGTTGCCGATTGGAACGTCCGTTCTCTCCCCGTCTGGGTCGAGGCGATGCGCTCTGCATGGCCCGCTCCTGACTTTCCCGCTGCCAACGAGGAGGCCGAACTATGGCTCATGGATGCCGGGTGGGAACTACCCACCATCATCACCTGTGGCAGCGGCATTGTGCGCGAGTACCAGCGTCGCCTCGGGTACGTCGCTGCGGAGAAGGTGGAGTCCGAGGCCAGTTTTACCGCTCGGCAGTAGGACGCCCCGACTACCTGCTGACCGAGATTGGCCTCATACTCGGGCACCCCGACGCCGCCTATGACCTCCCCTTGGAAACACAAACCCGCCTGCTCGGGTGGGCAGTGGCAAGGGCTGACCTCCAGAAGCCGGCCCCCAAGAAGCCCGGTGCCACCGTCGGGCAACAGATGCTCGACGCGATGCGGGGTGGATGATGTCGTTTACCTTCCCCGTCCGCCTGACCTCAGTTGAGGCGTATCTCCGCACCGTCCACGGGTCCGACCGCGCCCTGGCTGCCAGTGAGATCCGGGTGCTGTCCGAGTATGCCGACCGGATTCTGGTCGATGTGGAGGACGAGTGGCCTGTGGATACGGCCACCTCGGTTGATTCGTTTGACGTTGATTTGCACGTTCAGCGCGGGTTTATCGGCTTCGACATCAACAACAGTGCATCCTACGCGCAGTACGTCCACCGCAAAGGCGGCAACCCTGAGGCCCCGCTGTATCTGGAGCTCATCCCCCGCGTTGTACTGGACTACCGAGACGCCCTGATAGCCGACCTCAAGCGCGCCATTGACGCCACCGAAGCCGCTGCCCGCAAGCAAGCCACACCCCCACCCCCGGCGTGGTATACGCGCATTGGAGGCCCCCGTGTTGGACGTTGAGACCACGCAAACGATGGACACCGCTGGCATCGCCCGCCGCCTGACCCGCGACGAGCGGAAGGTGGTCCGGTCTTTTGCCAGCGTCCTCAAGGACTTCTACGCCCGCGAATGGACCGACTGGAAGTACGAGGGTCGCCCTCAAGGCGCGCCCCGCAACGTCAGCCTTGCCGCCTGGAAAGTCAAGGTCGAAACCACCGAAGGCGCGTTCTTGAAGGTCACCAACAACGCCCGCGACTACCGCACCAAGCAAAGCTACGTTGCCGACGTTCGCCGGTCGGGGCAGTCCGAACCTGAGGCATCCCGGCTGCAAACTGTCATTGAACGCGACCTTCTCCCCGGCTTTGTCAACGATCTTGCCGATGCCATCGCCAAGAACGCCGCCCTTCCCGCGAAACCACAGAAACGCCGCAGCCAGGGTGGGGCCACCGTCCGCGCTGCGGGATTGGAGCTTTGATGGCTGGAATCCAGCGCGATGTATTGATCAACTACAAAGGCGACGCCAGCAACCTGACCGCAGCCAGCCAGAAGGCACAGGCGGCGATTGACGACGTATCCGAAGCACAGAGCAAAGCAGCCGAGAAGGCCGCGAAGGATGCCGAAAAAGCAGCCGCCGCGCAGGAGAAGGCCGCGCAGAAAGCAGCTGACGCCCAGGCACGCGAAGCCGAGAAGGCGGCTGCGGCGCAGGTCAAAGCGGCTGAGAAAGCGGCCCGTGAAGCCGAAGCCTTGGCAGATGCCCAGGAACGAGCGGCAGAACGGCTGAAGGATATCGCCTCGGAGGCGTCCGACTTGGACCGCGTGACCCGCGCTTTCGAGAAGCAGAAGGCGGAGATCCAAGAACTTGCCGAACTCACCGGCGATCAGGAAGCAGCCCAGAAGGCATTGACGGTTGCGAGCGCCAAATATGAGGCACAGGTCAAGGACATTCAAGACGCGCAAGAGCGGGCAGCGAAGGCTGCCGCTGACGCTCAAGAAGAGGCTGCAAACGCTGCAAACGATGCTGCCGATGAGCAAGAGGCCGCATCCGAGCGCGCTGCCGATGGCTTTGGCAAGGTCGGAGAGAGTGCTGGCAAGTTGGGCGGGGCGTTGGAAATGGCAGGCTTGGAGGGAGCGCAGGCTGTTGCCGATCTTGCCGATGTGGGCGAAGTAGCAGCCGAAGCCCTTGGCGCCATGTCAGGCGCTGCCGGTCTGGCAACGGCGGCTGTAGTGGCACTTGGTGCTGGGTATGCTATCGCCGTTCGGGATGTGAGCCGTATCAACGCCCAATTTGAGCTACAGGCCGAACTGGCCACCGAGGTACGCGATGCACAGTACGGACTGGAAGACGCGCTGCAAGCCCAGGCATTGGCCAGTGGTAAGCTCAACGAAGCCCAGGACGCGGAGTTATCCATAAGGCGCGAGATTCAGCGCGCCACCTTGGACGCTCTCGAAGCCCACAAAGACGAGAAGAAGGCACTGGAAGAACAGATCGACAGCACCCGGAAATACATCAACCTTCAACGCGGGCTGGCAGCGGCTCTTGTTGCAGTTGCCGATGTGACCGCCTTCCCCGCCACCCTCGCCCGCGCTGCCAAAGAAGGCAAGTCCTTTGGGGACATTATCGCCGACGACGCCCGTGCCCTGAACTCCGCGTTCGATGCAGTGACGGGCCTTGAGTCGGGTGTGGCAGCGGCAAACCAGCAACTCCAGACCTACAACAAGTCTGGACAGGATCAGGTGGCGATCCTCAAGGAAACCGGGGATGCGCTGCTTGATACTGAGCGTAAGACCCGTGGCGCCGAGGCTGCTACACAAGCGCATGAGGATGCGATCAAAGCAACAGAAGAAGCCCTGAGAACTTCTATTGAAGCGATGGACGAATCCAACGCGACCACCCAACAATACAGCGCCACCCTTGCCCAGATCGCCCAGATCACCGACGACTACCAGACCTCGCTGTTGACGGGTCAAGACGCCATCGAGGCAGCCCGTGCCAAAGAGCAGGCGTCCCTGCTGGCGGTCTACCAGCAGACGGTAGCCCTTGCCCAGAGCAACGCCGAACTTGCCGCTGCCAACGAGGCATATACCGAAGCGCGTGCGTCGGTCGATGCGAAGTACGCAGCCGAAAGCAAGGCATACGCAGACGAGCAAGCGGCAAAGCTGGCGGAGAACCACGCATATGCGCTGGAGTTGCAAGCCCAGGAAACCGACGGGCTGGCAGCGGCCCTTGAATACCGGGCGCAATTGTGGCAAGGGTTCTATGACGGGTACGTCGCAACCTACCTGGACGCGGCAATGCAAGTTGCCGACCTTGCAAGCCAGTTTGCCGAGGAGGAATACCAGCAACACGCCGATGCGCTGAACCGACTGCAAGAGCGTCGGGATGCCCTGACCGAACAGCAAAAAGAGAACGCGCAAGCGGCACAAGAGGCGACCGACGCACAGACCCGCTCCGAACTGGAGGCGGCCAACGCCATCCTTGCCGCCAAGAAAGACGCGCTCCACGAGCAAGCCAAGGAAGAACGCCAGCAAGCGATGAAGGCGTTTCGCATCAACCAGGCCATCCAGATCGCGCAGTCCGTAGCCGGGGCCGCCTTGGCTGTACTGAATGCCTTCGCCACCGTCCCATACCCCGCAAGCATCGCCGCCGCTGCGGCTGCCACCGCGACCGGGGCCGCGACGATTGCGACGGTTGCAGCCCAGAAACCGCAGTTTCACCAGGGCGGCATTGTGCAGGCCAACGTGTTGCCGGGCGAGGGTGTAGTACCTCGCGACTTTGTGCGGGCTGTGGGAGAGGATGGATTCAGCGCCATGATCCGCGATCCAGCCGGGACTGCCGCCGCGCTCTCCGGGGGTGGCACCACACTCATCATCGGGCGTCAGGCGTTCGGGGAGATCGGGCGCAATCTTCTGGTTGGGCGCACTCCGGTGGCGCAGGCGATAAATAGCCGTGCCAGACCGGGGCAAGTCGCGTTAGGCACTTCAAATCTTCCGGTGTTGTCATGATCTACCTTCTCCTCATGGGTTGCTCTGAGTCCGCTGCTTTGGAGTCGGCAACGCCGGAAGTTTTTCCCACCCCCAAGACCGACACCAACCCACCCGCGCCCACCGGTCCGACCGAGCTGGACTGCGACGCGGCGGGCGGGATCGGCACCGTCTGGACCGGGACTGAGACGCCGGTCCCTGTCATCGTCTGGGAGCACTCGGATGACCGGTGGCTACAGCCGGACACCCTTGAGTTTGACCCGTCGAAGCAGTCGATTGTGTGGCGACTCTCTGGCAGTGGCGCAACCTGCCTTGCCTGGGGGCTGTGATGGCGAACCTGTTTGCCCGCGCAAGCCACCTGCTGACCGAGAGCCGGGTGTCCTCGGCATCCTCGGAGACTGGCCTCACCCTCCAACAACCCGAGGCGGCAACCCAGACTGGGCGGCTACTCCTGGAATCGTCAGGCGAGGTCAACGCTGCCGTTGCGATGGATCTGCGACTGGCCTCCGGGGGCAACCCGACCGGCTACGCCACCGAGGCGGGCGCGGTGGGCAGTGGTGCTCAGTTGTTGTGGAAGAACCAGGCAGACGGCTCAAGCGCGTGGCGTGGGTACGTTGACTCGCGGTTCTTGACGCGGCATGTGCCCTGGACCAACAGCACCTACTATGCGACCGGTACCCCGCTGCAATTGCCAGATGGCACCTTGCTTCTTGGGTTGGTCAAGCCCAACACCATCGACATCACCATCCTGTCCGAAAGCTACGGGACAACCACCGCGACCACCCTGACCGATAGCTACTCGACTGCCTCTGCCCCCTGCCGTATCTGGGACGTGGCGGTGCTCCCGAGCGGGCGTCTGGTGGGGGTGTACGTCACCAATACCACCGTTGCGTCAAAGTACGCATACAAGGCGGTCTATAGCGACGATGACGGCGCAACCTGGGCAACATTGTCTGAGGTCTGCAAACTGACCGACAACCTGTATCTGCACGTCAACCTCGTGGCGCTTGGGGATGCACTGGTGGCGGTGGTGTCCGATGACGGCACCAACGGGGGTGAGGTCTGGGTCAGCAACGACGGGGGCGCCTCGTTCGTGATGACGGACAGCAACAACGGGTGGGTGTCGGTACGAGCCTGCAAAGGCGCAGGGCAGACGGCCATTATCGCCAGTATCAGCCAGAGTAGTATCCTGGTGCAGGTCCACACCTACCGGTGCGGGTCGGTGGGTATCCTCTCGGATCTGGTCCTGGCGGACATCGGGGATGACGATTCAGCGGCGGTCGGGATTGTTTGCCGGGATGACGGGGCGGTGTGGCTGTTCGCACTCCGCACCGCGACCACCAACCACGACCTCTACGCCAGCGTCAGCCTTGATGACGGCGCGACCTGGACCCAGGTACCGAGTGATTCGCGGGTGTCCGGCTTTGAAGAGGCGGTATCCAGCACCTACGGGTGGGTGACGCTTGACTTCGGGGTGTGGCATGGGCGGGTGGTGGCAGCGGCTATCGATGACCACACCGATTCGCTGATCTGGTTGGAGTTCGGGGGGTGGGACCGGGTAGCGGATGGCACGCTGTATCAGGCGTACATCCGAAGCTATTTCCCACTGGAAACGCCGGATAACCTGGGCTGGTCCGTGACCCCTACGGGGGTCGGGGCCACCGTTGCAGCGCAGCATACCCTGAGTATCGCCGGGACATTGGCGGGCAACACGCTCTACACCGCGCCGGCGTCTATCTGGGATAGCACGGATCGAGACTACCGAATCCGCTTCGGGGTGCGCGTCAACTCGGGCGGGTCCACCGGCAACGACACCGGGGTGTTGACGTTCATCCAATCAGATGGCGTCAATATGCAGGGCATCAAACTCCGCTTTGCCGCCACCGGCTACCGGATTCTCGATCAGGCCGGCAACACACTGGCCACCGTCACCACATCGATGACCGACTATCAGGACTTCCTCCTGGTTCTTCGCTACGACCACACTGCCAACAATGGCGCGGTGCGAGTGTGGCGACGGGCGGCATTTCAGCAGCCGGACGAAGCCTGGACTGAAGACCTTGCCCTGACCACGTTTGCCGAAAGCGTCGGGACAACGCAGACCTTGACGATGGGCGGGACCAGCATCCTCGCCGTCATCGATTGGGAAGTCTCGTACCTTCAGATTGCGCGGGGGTCCGGTGGGCTGCACGTCCAATCCAACCCCTCCACCTTGCCAGGACGCCCCTTGCCAGATGGGGTATCCTACGAGGTAGATCAGGGCGTCAGGATGCGCGGGTACTCGGTCGGGGGTGTGGCAGGGGATACCTACACCCTTGCCACCGGCTATCAGTACCCCAAGGAGAACATCTGGCGCAACCAACGCCCCTCGTGCCAGTGGCGGTCCTCTGCGGACAACGCCAGTACCAATGTCGTCTTTGACGCGGGCGCAGGCAACGTATTCCGGGGGCAAATCGCCGCGTTGTTCGGCATCAACTTCCGCACCGCCACTCTGCAATTCCACACCTCAGACTCATGGGGTTCGCCCTCGGCTACCCTGTCGCTGGACGGGACCATCGTATCAGGGGCGGTGAGCGCAACGAAAGGCAAGGGATATATTGGGTTTACCATCACCTCTGGGTTTACGATGGTAGCGCATATGTTCAAGTCGAGCGAGGGGCAGCGGTTCTTTGCCGATGTGGGCGGGACAAGCTACGAAATCACCGACAACTCAGACACGTTGCTCTATGTCGATGGGGTGGACTTCTCGGCAGCGGCAGGAACGGTGTACGTCCACTCTGACCGGTTGGCGGCGGATTATGGGTCGGTGATTGGATACCGGTTCATGCGGCTTCTGATTGGGGCACAGCAGACGGTCGATGACGACTATCGGGTGGGGTACCTGCTGTGGAACGAGAAGCACGCCATTGGCACCCTGTACGACCGGGGGTTCGTGGACGAATGGCAGGATAACCTTGCCATTACCGAGACGGAGGCGGGGCATCGGTTCATTGGGGTTCGGGGTCCAAGGCGGCGTCGGTTGTTGGTCCGGTGGAACAACCTGAACCGGCTGCTGACCAGCTATGAGGAAACCAACCTGCATTTCTTCGCGACGTTGCGCGGGGGAGCATTCGCACACTGGCGCAACACCAACGACCCAAGCGCGGTGACGCTGTACCAGCTTGAAGATCCTACGGTGAGTCGCGAGAACACGCTCGGAGAGCTCTCGACCGCCGTCACCAGTCGCGGGCAGCTCGCCTTTATCGAGGTGCTTTGATGCGCGACGCCGCAATAGAAGCCGCGATAGAAGCGCGACAATCCCCGCTCGCGGTGGTCACGATCCAGACTGCCGCTGCCACCTACCGCGTTGCTGGGAACGCTGGGACCGTAGACGATGCCACGGCGCCAGGGGGCGTGTTGCGGGTGGAGGCGGGGCTGCTGTCGTTGTTGCCGTTCTCTGAGGAGTTCGATGGCTTCAACCTGGAATCCCTGGCCTCGCTAACACAGGTGCAGGTGGCGGTATTGTTGGAACCGTTCCCGCTGGCGGGGCTGGAAGCGGTGACGATCTTTGCCGGGGCGCAGGTGGAGGTAGCGATGGTCTGGCCGGGGCAGGATTGGAGCGTGCGCCGCCGGTTGTTGGTGGGGCGGCTACAGGGGTTACGCTTTGGGAACGAGGGCGACCCAATCACATTCACGGCTGAGAATACCCCGCCTTTGACCAGCGGGATTATCGGGGATGACACCCGCGACCTGGGTGAATACTACTCCTCCCCGCACGATGCGGACGGAAACGAGCTATCCGGGTTGGAGGGGCGCAAGCCGGCGATTGTACTGGGTGCGGCGCGGAGGGTGCCAGGGTACAAGATTGGGGCGGACGGCAGCGACAACCGGCTGTTTCTGTGCGAGCATGAGTTGCCAGCCGGGGACGTCAGCTATTACGAGGATGGCGGCCTTGTGGCAAGTGGGACACCGCTTGCAGGGTCGGGTCCATCAGGGGCGTTCCGGTACATCGCTGAGGTCGCGCAATTCACGGCGGCAACCGGGGCGTATACCTGGGACGCGGAGAACGGGGGACTTGAGGGGAGTCGCAACGCTGCCGATGTGTTGCGGTTGTTGCTGCGTTATTCGGGGTTGAAGGTGGATGCTGAGCGCATGGGGCGGGCGTATGGGCTACTCCGGGGGTGGGAGATTGGGCTGGTCATCGACAGCCAGGCGCCCGCTATTGAGGTCATTCGGCAGCGGCTGTTGCCATTCTTGCCGCTCGTTGAGGTCAATGGGCAAGACGGGATCTGGTTTGCCTATGTCAACCCCCTGGAAGTGGAGCCGAAACGCCGGCTGATTGTGGGGGATGCTTTGGTGGGTCGGATGGGGGAGGTAGTCGTCAGCGACCTGGATCAGATCCGCAACAGTTTCACGGTGGCTTACGGGTATGACAGCTACACCGGGGCATATTCGTCGAGCATGGCGTTGGGGTGGAGGGAACGCGACTCGACGGGGGTGAGAGCGGCGTACTCGGCGATCTGCCGGCAGTCGTATCAGTTGTTCGGCGACCAGGCGGCAGACCTGATCGAGTGCCCGATCATCTGGGACCGCGCCACCGCCGAGCGGCTGCTGCACTACCAGACGGTGCGGGCTTTGCCCAGGCTGCAAATCCAATACCTCTGCGAGCCTCGTGCCTGCTATGACCTGGAAGCGGGCGATGTGGTGACGTTGCAGGATACGGACTTGGGGCTGCCGGGCAACCGTGCTATCGTGCGGGCGATTGAGCGGACAATGCTGCAACCCGTCGTCACCCTTGAAACCGTACCCGCCTCTGCGATGGGGGCGTAATGCCACAGCCGCGCCTGCGTATCAGCGACGGGACCGATACCTACTATACGAACTTTCTTCAGGTAGGAAGCGGGCTAACCCTGACTGTAACCGGGACCATCCCGACCCTGACCGCATCCGGTGGTGGAGGCGGCGGCACATCCGACCATGCCCTTCTCTCCCACCTCTCCTGGTCATCCAGTGCCCACACCGGAACCGCCAACCGCATCGCCGGATTCGACGGAAGCGGCGCTACCACCTACTACACCGGCGCGTCAGTCGTTGGGCAGGTCGCCACCCACGCAGGCGATCTCGTCTACGGCGACGGGGCCGGGTCATCGACCCGCCTCCCCATCGGGGCGGCAAATCGCCTCCTGCTCTCGACCGGAAGCGCGCCGTCTTGGGCGACTCCAGCGGACGTTCGCGCAGCCCTTGACCTCGAAATCGGCGTCGATGTCCAAGCCTACGATGCCGATCTCACCGCCCTCGCCGCCCTCGGGGATGGCCTGCCCTACCGCACCGGGGGCACGTGGGGCGCGTACTCGCTTGGAACCGGGCTACAAACATCCGGCTCAAGTATCCGGCTTGACCCTACGGTATACCAGCCCCTTGACGCCGACCTCACCGCCCTCGCCGCCCTCTCCTCCACCGGCCTGATCGCCCGCACGGGGAGTGGCACCGTCGCCGCCCGGTCGGTCGCGGTCGGGTCCGGGCTGCTGGTCGCCAATGGGGATGGGGTCAGCGGAGACCCTACGATTACCCTGGATGCCACTGCCCCCTCGCCAGCGGTCGCCGTCACCCGGATGGTGCGGGCACAGCCGGTCAACAATACGGTACAATGGGACGGAGATACTGGATTTACCACGGGCGTCGGGGCCACCCTGACGCAATACCTGACCGATACGTTGGTGGGGGTTCAAGCGGCGATCCTCAACGCCAACTCCAACTGGCCCATCCGTACCAACGTGGCGAACTACCGCATCGGCCACAAAGGAACGTTCAAAGTCCGCTTTCGCTCGGACTCGGGTGGCACCAGCAGTCACCGGTGGTGGATCGGGTATCAGGTCAGCGCGGGGACCGGCAGCACCCCAAGCGGGCAGGGCTG